TAATCTATACTGTGACTTTTCTCTAATAACAACACTATTAATTATAAAAGAATTAATATTTTCTGCTAAGTTAGTTATAGTCGGTTGTATAGATTGACTAATAGTTCCTAACTCAACGTCACCAATTCTTGCTGTACCTGCTACTGTTCTTAAACCATCTGGTGCTAAAAATACTAAGTCACCACCAATTTCTTGAATACTATAGCCACTTAAACATCCTACGTTTTTTGTAACTGGTATAACTGATACAGTTGCATTAATATTTTGTAATTTAAAAATACTATTTTTACAAAATATAAATAGTTCATTACGGAATCCTTTAATACCTTCAACTTGGTCTTCTAAGGTTATCGAGCCAGAACCAGTGCTTGTAAAGTCTGTAGGGTCTAATGTACCACTATAAAAAATTGTATTTAAATTATCTTCTACTCCTGCAGCTATCAAGTGTTTATCATGTATTGTAACATATTTAACACCTTTAGTTCCTGTGACAGTAACTTCTTCTGCAAAAAATGTTCTATCAGTTAATGCTCCTGTTCCTTCCATTCTGAAAGCAAAAGGTTTGTTTACACCATCAGAAATAAATACTTGACCATAATCAAACGTAGCACCTTCAAATAATGCAAATTGGCACTGTCCTTGAGATGTTCTTGCTAAAACACTTCTTCCTGTAAATGCAGTGTGATTATCTCCACTACTAGATACAGAGCTTCTATTTATTTGTAACCAACTTGTTCCAGTATTACTAAAATAAATATTTGTACCTGCTGTTACAATAACACCATCAGCATATGGAAATACACCTAAGATGTTAGTTACTCCTCCTGTAGGTTGTACAGCACTACTACCTCCAAACTTTGTAAAACCATTTATTCTTCTGTATCCACCTTCTGTAGATACTTCAAAGTTTAAAAGTTCTCGTGCTACTCCCGGAGTTCTTAACAAGTCTATTGCATTAGACGAGTTAATTAAACCTCCATCACATGCAACTGTAAATGGTTGAGATGCCGGCATAGTTAAAAGTATCTCCTATCATCTGACATATATTTAGGTGCAGGATTAATTAAATTAGACTTCATTTGTTTCATGCCTTTTCTATAATCATCCATTGCAAATGCTGCTTGTTGTGGGCTTTCTTTAAATTGCCACACGTAATATCTAGCTCTAGCAGTTATTACATTAGAGTACTGGTCAGGTAATACTATTTCATCTCCATGTGCTGATAAAGCTGTAGGTGCATTATATGCATAAAAATGTACATTATATACTTTATCAGGTATCGGACTTAATCCAAATTTGCGATGGTCTGGACTACGGATTACATATTTAGGTTCTCCATAGGTTTGAGTATCTGCATCATCATCGTTTTCTGCATCTCTCAAATATCTTGTCCAATCATCTAATGTAATAAATTTTAGACCTCGAGAAACAAAAGGTGATGTTTCTCCACTTACATTAATTGTTGTAAGATAAAAATCATCCCAGTCTATAGATGAATAATCTGTTGTAATACTAGAACTACCTGATTTTAATAAATACCATCTAGTTCCTGCTGTAGTTGCTACAGTTACATTACCATAGAAAGGGTCTGTTTCTCCACTTGTTGCTGCTGCAAAAAATGGAAGTTGTGGTTCTTCATTGGCTATATCATTAATAGATTTGTTAATAGAATTTTTAACAAAACTTTGAATACCTGTAGCACTAGCAAAAGTTGCAGAGGTTAGCTCAATCTCGTTAAGTTCACGTAGAACATCATTTGTTAGTGTTAGGAATGTAGTTGCCATTAAATCTCCAAATTAAAAGTGTAAGGGGGAAGCGAACACATGATTCCTCCCCCACTTACGAATTGCTTAGTCTACTACGTAGAAAGCAGATACTAGAGCTTCAGGTCTAAGTACTTCCGCACCATA